AGATTGCATCTTTTCCAATTACAGTTGGTGCAGGAGGAACTGCAGGAGGAGGAGGTGGTGGACCAGGTGGTCCAGTTCCAGAAGGAGCTAATGCAGGTTCTGGATCAAATTCAATATTTTCAACAATAACATCAGCAGGTGGTGGCTTTGGAGGTAATCCTAGGTGTCAAGGTCCAGCACAACCAGAAGGTCAACCTGGTGGCTCTGGCGGTGGCGGTGGTGGTGGATCACCAGCAAGAGCAGGTGGAACAGGAAACACACCTCCTACCAGTCCCGCTCAAGGTAGTAATGGTGCTCCAGGAAGCACATGTAATCAAACTTTAGGTGGTTCAGGCGGTGGAGCAACAGGAGCAGGTTCAACCTCTCCAGGTCCAAGTCCTCCTCCTTCAGCGTCTAGTGGTGGAACAGGAGCAACAACACATATTACAGGAAGTCCCGTTGTGTATTCAACTGGAGGAACTTATAGTTCGTACAATCCAGGTACACTTGATCCAAGCTGTGCAGGCGCTGCTAACACAGGCGATGGTGGAGATGCAACGAACGCTGGACCAGGTTCAAATAACCCTGCTTCTACTGCATCTAATTATACAGGAAAAGCTGGAGGTTCTGGAATTGTTATAATAAGGTATAAGTATCAATAGGTAAATTATGAGTGAAGTAAAAGTAAATAAAATAACACCGAGAACAGATTGTGGAACTACACAGATAGGAGATAGTGGAGACACAATTACAGTTACAGGTGATTTAAGATCAGACAGTTTAAAAGCGGCTGATGGCGGAGTAATTATTAGTCAATCAGGAACTACAATTACTGTTGGTGCAAGTGGTGATACTGTAAGTTTAGCTAGTGGTGCATCGCAATCAGGATTTGGAAGATCAGGAACTGTTGATTGGCAAACATCTAGTATAAAAACTTCAACATTTACAGCCGTAAGTGGTCAAGGTTTTTTTGCGGACACATCTTCAGGAGGATTTACAATGAATTTACCAGCAGGAACTGCTGGAGCAATAGTTTCTGTTGCAGATTACACAAATACTTTTCAAACTAATAATTTAACAATTGCACCAAATGGTTCACAAAAAATTGGTGGAATAGCATCTAGTTTAAATTTAAGCACTGAAGGACAATCAGTTACTTTTGTTTATGTTGATGACACTGAAGGTTGGAAAAACGTACAAGATTCAACATCAAATGTTACAGGTAATCCAAATTTAATTGCATCAGGTGGAACAGAAACAACATCTGGTAATTATAAAATTCATACTTTTACAGGTCCCGGAACTTTTACAGTTTGTAAAGTTTCAGAAACTGCAGCAGACAATACAGTTTCTTATTTAGTTGTTGCTGGAGGTGGAGGTTCAGCAGGAACGGGTTCTATGGCAAACCCAACAGCAGGTGCTGGCGCAGGTGGTTTTAGAGAATTTAAAGGTCCAGTTGATTGTTATTCGGCAAGTCCACTTAATGGAAATCCAGGTGGAACATCAATTACAGTAACAGCTCAAGCTTATCCAATTACAGTGGGTGGCGGAGGTAGTGCAGGTCCGTCTTCTGATCCAAAAAGAGGCACACCTGGAGTTAATTCAACTTTTTCAACAGTAACATCTCATGGTGGTGGTACTGGAGGTCATGATTCACAAAGAGTAGCGGACGCTGGAGGATCTGGTGGTGGCACTGGAGGTGGTTCACCAGTTCCATGTTCATCAGCAGGTAATACTCCTCCAGTAAGTCCACCTCAAGGACAGCCTGGTGGAAATAGTCCAGGTGGTCCTCCTGATGCAGGTTCAGGTGGTGGCGGTGGAGCAACAGCCGCTGGAGGTGCTGGTGGAAATCCTAGTTCAGGTGGTGGAGCTGGTGGTAACGGAGCTACAACAAGTATTTCCGGAAGTCCTGTTGCATACGCAGGTGGTGGTGGCGGTGGAGCAAATGGATCAGCTGGTTCTGGAGGCGGAGGTGTTGGTGGAGCAACAGCTAATCCTGCAGGTGGTGGAAGTGGAACAGCCAATAGAGGCGGAGGTGCAGGAGGTAGAGGTCCAGGTAATCCAGGTAATGGTACTCCAGGTGGAGGAACAACTGGAGGTTCTGGTATAGTAATAATAAGGTATAAATTTCAATAGTTGAATGGTAATTAAAATTAATATATAAGGAGAAACATTATGGCACATTTTGCAAAACTAGGAGCAAACGGAAAAGTTATTCAGGTATTAACACTTGATAACAAAGATATGTTAAATGCTGATGGTGTTGAAGATGAATCAGTAGGTCAACAATATTTAGAAACACACAATAATTGGCCTGCACAAATGTGGATTCAAACTTCATATAACACTCTGGGCAATACACATAACTCTGGTGATAACTCAAAAGCATTTAGAGGAAACTATGCAGGTATTGGTTATGAATGGGACGAAGATAATCAAATTTTCTGGCCTAAAAAATCTTATGCATCTTGGGTAAAACATATTGAATCAGCTTCTTGGAAATCACCAATTGGTGATCCTCCTGCATTAACTGAAGAACAACAATCACAAAATGAAGCTGGAACTCATGGTTGGACACACAACTGGAATGAAGCTAATCAATCTTGGGACTTGACAGACGTATTAGCATAAATTAAAAAGGTATGTGGTATGCAGAAGAAAGTATTAACAGAGCAAGCTCTATATTACGGTGATGTGGCAATGCCTAAAGATTGGGATATTGACCGAGATAAATTATCGGGTGATATTTTACAATCAGTAATTCAAAACAAAGATTTTCCGTTTTCCCGAACATTCGATATGTTAAACACTTATATTAGAGATTATATAAATTTAGACTATGAGATTACTTTAGTTAACAAAAAAACATGGGGTAACATTTATAAACCCAGCGAGACTACAACCCCATTATTAAATATAGATCCTGTAGATTTACGAAACGCACCAGACTTTACGTTACTCTATGGTGTAAAAGTTAAAGATTGTAATGTTAGAATATACTATGAAGATAACAGACGAAAAGGTAGGTCTTGGGATATACCATTAATTAATAATAAATTTATTATGTTTCCATCAACTAATATGTATTACTTAACCAATAATCAAAAGGATAGTTTAAATTTTGTACAAACAATAACTTATGAATATATCTAATTATTATTGGTATTTTAAATCAGCACTGACACCTAGATTCTGTGATGAAGTCATTAAATATGCTAACGCACAAAAAGAAACAATGGCGATTACTGGTGGTTATGGAAGAGATAGAGATTTAGGTAAAAAACCATTAGACAAAGAAGAAGTAAAAGATTTAAAAAGAAAAAGAAACTCTGATTTGGTATGGCTTAACGATACTTGGATATATAAAGAATTACATCCTTATGTGCATAAAGCAAATGAAATGGCAGGTTGGAATTATGATTGGGAAAGATCTGAATCTTGTCAGTTTACAAAATATAAATTAAATCAATATTACGATTGGCATTGTGATAGTTGGGATAAACCTTATGACAGAAAAGATCCTAATCATCCAGAGCACGGAAGAATTCGAAAACTATCTATGACTTGTCAATTAACAGATGGTTCAGAATATCAAGGTGGTGAATTAGAATTTGATTTTAGAAATTATGAACCAAATATGCGAGACGAATCACAACATAGAATACAATGTAAGGAAATATTACCAAAAGGATCTATTATTGTGTTTCCTAGTTTTGTGTGGCACAGGGTTAAACCGGTAACATCAGGCACAAGATATAGTCTTGTGGTATGGCATTTAGGGAGGCCTTTTAGATAATGTTTATAAATAGTTATTTTCCAACTGTAGTATGGAGTGAAGAAAAACCAGAGTTTGTAAAATCTTTAAACAAAGCTTCTAACAAATACATTCAAGAAGCTCGAAAAAGAAATAAAGAATATATAAAAAAATTTGGTGACTTTGGCACATCACATCATTCAACACCACTAACAACTGACAATGATTTTATAGATTTTAGAAATTACATTGGTCAAAAATCTTGGGAGTATTTAGATCATCAAGGTTATAACATGTCACAATATCAAACTATGTTTAGTGAGATGTGGGTGCAAGAGTTTTCTAAAAAAGGTGGTGGTCATCATTCTGCACACGTACATTGGAACCAACACGTATCAGGTTTTTATTTTTTAAAGTGTAGTGATAAAACTTCTTTTCCTATATTTCACGAACCAAAGACTGGTGCAAGAACAACAAAATTAAAAATGAAACCAGATTTAAAAGGTGTATGGCCAGGTCACGAAATATTTCATATTAAACCAAAACCAGGAACATTAATTATATTTCCAGGTTATCTACAACATGAATTTGCAGTGGATCATGGCAAAGAACCATTTAGGTTTATACATTGGAATCTACAAGCTGTGCCGAAAGAAATGGCAAAAGATGTTTAAAAAGAAAAAGTATACAGTTATTCGTCAAGCAATATCAAAAGACTTAGCGATATTTATTGCAAACTATTTTAGAATGCAAAAACAAGTTTTAGATACTTGTAAAAAAGCTAAATATTTTTCTCCATTTGAAACTATATTAGGATCTTATGATGATCCCCAAATTCCTAATACTTATTCTCACTATTCTAATATAGCTATGGAAACATTAATGTTAAAATGTCAACCAGGTATGGAAAAAGCAACAGGATTAAAACTATACCCGGCTTATACTTATGCTCGAATATACAAAAAAGGTGATGAATTAAAAAGACACAAAGATAGGTTTAGTTGTGAGATATCAACCACTATGAATTTAGGTGGTGATGATTGGCCAATATATCTAAGTCCAAATGAAAACGTAGGTATACCTGATGGTAAAAAAATTACTACAGAAAGCAAAGCAAAAGGAATAAAAGTAGATTTAAAACCAGGAGATATGCTGGTTTACTCTGGTTGTGAGCTAGAACATTGGAGAGAAAAATTTAAAGGCAACGAATGCGTACAGGTTTTTCTGCATTATAATAATCGTAAAACACCTGGAGCGAAGGATAACATGTTTGACAAACGTCCTCATTTAGGTCTTCCTTCCTGGTTTAAACGATGATATAATTCTTAGATGGAGGCAGGGCACCACCACATACCCCCTGTCTCCTTTTAAGGATTATATTATATGTATTTTGGAGGAACACCCTTTGCAGCGTCTCCTTTTGGAGATCCCGGTT